GGCCATCATGTAACTAACTTCAGGGTCAAACAAAACTTTCGGAGTCATCTTAATGCCTGTGACTTTCTCAAATTCTTTGCGAGCATAAGGCTCAAGTTCCTTACCCCGTCGCATAGCTTCCGTCTCAGTAGTCTGGATCAATCCGAGCTTCTCCTCGAAAAGATTAAATGGTGTCCTCCAAGGATCTACTAACATTATAACAGGGCAGTCTGATGCTCCTAAATAATTCCTGCGCATCTTCAACCATTCTTTCGATCCTTGAATTAAATGTGCTTCCATGTTTCTCTCCTTAGAACTTTTCAAATAGCCGTATAATTTACATTATATTCTTTAGACAATTGTTTTTGTGTATATTTTCCAGTTTTATATAAATTTCTTATTTCAACAATTTTATTTTCATTTAATTTAGAATATCCATTTTTAGAACCAAAGTGATGTCTTTTCTTTTTAACCATATCTCTAGAATTTTGTTTATGTGTTCCTAAAAAGAGATGTTCAGGGTTAAAACATTTTCTATTATCACATGTATGACAAACACACTTTCCTTTAGTAATCCTTCCTTTCCAAAGCTGATATGCTAATTGATGACATCTTATTCCAGTTTTTTTTCTATATGTTGTCTAGGCATAACCTGCCTTATCACAAAACAATTTCCATTCCCAACAACCGTTTTCTTTTTTGATACAATTAAATAATAATCTTTCTCTAACTCTTTGATCATAATCAATCTTTTTTGGACTTTTTAAACAACCGCAAGATTTGATGTGACCAAGCCAAATCCTTTTTGAAACAATATTTCCGCAATCACATTGACATATCCAAAAAGACCCCTTGTCTTCTTTTAAGACAAGGAGTTTTCCAAATCTTTGACCTGTTCTATCAATTTTCTTCACTTTCACCTTCGGAAACAGATTTTAAATGTTCTTGAGCTTTTTTACTCGCCCCTTCACTTGCTTGAACATAGAGATCTATCGGAAGTTTGTTGTCAGAAAGACCTTTTCCATTTAAATATGTTCTTACTTTTTCACTATAATCATCAGGACATCTTTTTAACGCAGCAAGAAGATCAATAATTTGATCGTCAGTAGCGTAAACAATTTCCTTTTCTGATGTTTCTTGAATGATTTCAGCATCTAAAGTTTGATAATTTTTATTATCCTTTATTTCTTGCAACTCATCCATTGTGTATCCAGATCCTTTAATGACATCTGGAAACAACTGCCTTGCAAGCATACTGAGGGCCCTATTGTAACACATTACGCTTGGATACTTAAGCCACATATTCTTATCGATTTGCGCTCTTTTTGCATCTTCCATACTAAAAGAAACAGTCCAAGTATCACCATTATCACATCTACGGCCGTTAAGAATGCAATTTGTTTGAGTTGATTTAGAATCTTTTGTAATACTGTGACCAGCTCTTCGAATTAAAGAAGCCATTAATTCGGATGACATCCCAGTTTTTCCACTAACATAATAAATTCCTCCATTGAGTGCATCTAAAGGTGAAATTCCTAAAGCTTTTGCTCTTTGAATAATAGCAAAAACCCCAGCCTCGCCCATAGCCTGATAATGCTTTGACTGCATCAGTTTATTGGCCATTTTCTGCATATTCTCGATATCCATCAACATGGTATCGAAGTTTACTTCTTCTTTAATTGCGATTTCCTTACTCATTTTTTGCTCCTTCTTTTTTTGCCTCTAAATAAGCATTTTTAAGACTATCTAAAGTAGCTAAAAACAAACTTTCACTACCCAGTGCATTACATATTGCAAGAGTATTTACCACAAATGCTCCTGAAATAATTGCTAAAGCGTCAAATAAATCGGGTTGTTCTTCTAAATTTTTTAAATATTCCGTTGTTTGTAAACACAAAGCGTGAGAGTGTTTTTTCTTTTCTTCTTGAGTCATTTCTTTAAGCATAAAAACCTAATGTGTTATTGTTAAAATGCCTTATTAGACATTTGGCTGGGGGATTCGTCCCCCTTTTTTATTTTGGTCTTCGTTTTTCTCTTGACCTTTTTCTTTGAATGTCTATAATCTAACGTAATGCGATATTTTTTGTCAACATGAAAATAAAAAAAAGGAAAAATAATGTATTTAAAAGAATATCTTGATCGCTTTGCCATTCTTCCTACCTATATGGCACGGGCTATGAAAATCTATCACAACGTTATCTTTAGAATTATTCGCGATGGACACTTACCATCCCTATCCATAGCTCTAAAAATCGAAGATTTTACCGAAGGCAAAGTCACATGCCGCGACATATACAACGAATGCTTACTGGTCAAGCAAAAGAACAAAAAGATAAACAATAAAAAAAAGGAGAAAAACACACCCAAGACCAATAAATAAAGGCTTAAAAATCACTAGCTTTTTAAACTCGATGACCACGTCATCCCAAAACTCTTTCATGAGAATATGCTTACCACATATTCTTTTTTTTGTTGAACTAAATTTTTAAATATAGAGATCATATGGAAAACCAAAGGAACCGAAAAGTGCAAGTCGGAATTTGCGATAAATGTTTTAGACACTTAAGCATCAAGGGAGACCTCCTAAAAGAAACCTTCCTTGACGCCTGTGTCTATCACAATTACTCGGGGAAACCGATCCCCTACTCAATACTACAAGACCGTTATCCTATCCACATAGATTACATTCTCAAGCAGCTTGAGATTGAAAAGTTTATCATATCACATGAAACCGATCAAGGAGTTTTTTGTCTCCCTCTCCTTTGCGGTAAACATCGCGACATCCCGATTTATTGCTCCAATAAGTTTTTAGGCTGCTCTAGTGTTGTTCTGGAGCAAAATTATAATGATTGAAATGTTGCGCTGTGCTATAAAGAAGAAAAGCCGAGACGAATCTCGGCTTTAGCTAGCTATAAAGCTATGATGTTGATCTGGTACTCTTCATCATAGCGCAACCATTAATTACCATCAAGGAGTTTGTGTTATGAAAATATCAAAATCTCATTCTTTTGACATCGATCTTGCTGAAAAATATGGAATTAGAGAGTCTCTTTTAATAAATCATTTTGCATTTTATATTTCAATGAATATGCGAAATGGAAAAAATTTTGAAGAAGGCAGGACTTGGGTTTATCATACTCTTGATGAATTAGCTTCTTATTTTCCTTATATGACCAAAGAAGAAGTAAGAACTACTATTGATCGACTTTGCAATGGTAAATCAAGAAAATCGAAAGGAGAGTTGGAGTTCGAACCTTTGTTAATGACTGGTAATTTTAATCAAACCTCTTTCGATAGAACAACATGGTATGCTTTTATTGACGAAAGTGTGCTAAATTCAAATAAATCTTACGAAAGGGCTCAAGCCCAAATCGAAAAATGCTCAAGCCCAAATCAAAGCGGTCTAGAGCCCATTACTATACCATCTACATTACCATCTTCTAAAGAAACATGTTCTGTTTGTGTGGATCAGCCGCCTGTTGCGGCTTCACCACATGAAATAACTCTAATTTATACTATTGAAAAAACGAAGGCTGGAGGAGAAAAATATACTATAGAACGAAATGAGATTTTTTTAGCCGCAGTTTCTAAACGCAAAGACTGGACCACTCAGGAAATTGATGATGTTTGGAAAACTCTTGTCGATTACCAACATCCCATTAACGATCCTATCGCTTTTTGTGAAGGGATTATCAAAAACAAAAGAAAAATGAAAGGACTTAAAGAATGCAAATCCCTAAAAAAAACCATATTCTTGAAAGAGACACCGCAAAATACCAAGAAATGTTCTACGGAAAAAGGTTCATTGGTGCGACCCTTTCAAAATTGGAAATTGACTCCCGGGAAACTGACAAGCTCAACGGCTACATAAAAGAACCTAAAAATATGTTAGTTTATGTCGGATCTCCAGGAATAGGAAAAACTTATTTTTGCGCAGCTCTTACAGAGTGGATACTTGTCACTTTTGGAAACAGATGGCGTTATCATCGGGAAGAGGATTTACTTCGACATCTACGATCTGTAATTAATGAATCAAATGGAGATTATTCAAGAGAAATAGAGTTAAAATGTGATGATGAATTTGTAATTCTTGATGATGTTGGAAGCGGAATTGACTATAGCAGATCAGAACATAAGAATTTTGAATGGCGTGCAGAAGTATTTTTCACTTTCTTGGATTATCGTTACAGAACTGAAAAGCCCACCCTAATTACAAGCAATCTTAATCGACAACAATTTTCAAAAATCTATTCTCCTCGTGTAGAAAGTAGACTTTTTGCCAGAGAAAACACTATAATCGAACTTCATGACGAAGAAGACAAACGCCAGAAAGGAATGTAATGATTGAAATCATCCTACCGATTCGGCTCCAGTCTCCTAATGTCAAGGAACACTGGACTAAAACCTATAAACGCAACAAACGAGTTGCTCAAGTTATCGGATTTACGCTTTGGACGAATTCTGAGGTATGTAGGTTGAGAGATAAGCTATTCAGCGATACCAAGGTAGTTAAAGACAAAACAAAGTTAACTGGGGGCTTTAAAATAAGAATTCAGTTAATCAAGTTAGGTAGGCCCTTTGACTATGACAACATGGTCTTTGCTTTCAAAGCAATAAGAGATTCGACATGTGCTTTCTTTTTTCCGCACTTAGCAGCTGGACAGGCAGATTGCCAAGCTTGCTTCGACATCGACTATTTGCAAGAAAAAGGGGGTTCGGGTATCAAAATATTAATAACCGAGGTCCCCATATGAAGTTTTTAACAACTCATTTAAAAATTGGCAAGTCCCAAAAGTGGTCATATCTCATTATCTCAATAGCCCTTCTTTTGTGCTGCTACGCCTGCAATCCTTTGTATTACATAACTTGGCCTTACACATATCAAGACTGGCTTGATGCGGAAGATGATTAATCTTCAATCAAAAACTGGTGAATTTTTGATTGTTTCTTTTATTCCTTCTAGGAATTCAAGTCTTTCCTCTTTAGTTATATCCATCTGAATTAACAAATTAGCTAATAGACTTCCTACCGCATCTATTGCCATGACCGGTCTTACGTTTTCTTGTTTTAAAATCATAAGATTTATTTCAACAAAATATTCAATGAATTTAATATCTTTTTCTGTATGTTCTCTCATTTTTCTCCTTATCCATTTCTTCCCAAACATATTACACACCCATAACTACAATCGCAAGTACGAACATCTCCACACTCATCATAAAATTCATTGCATGTCTCCAAATCAACTATATCCAATGTCATCAAAAATTCGTTCCACTCAAGTCCTTCTTTTTTTTGTTTCACCCAAGCATCCTTAATCCGTGTCCACAAATCCCAAGACTCGTCCGCATATACTGGTGTGTTCTCCATTTTATCCTCCTTGCTTTTCAAGTTCTTTAACAAAATTAATCAAATCATCTGCCACTTTTTGCATCATTCGCTTTCCATCCGAAGCTTCAACATTATGATCCATAAAAAAACAACACAACACCGTTCGAACTTCATTCAAAACCTTCTCATCTAAATCTTTCTCTTTCACGAAAAACTCCCGGTTTAGTTTATATACAAAATATAACCCAATAGGTAGATTTATGTCAATATATAATCTTTTCTTTTTTTACCCTTGCACACAAATCAACCCCACAGCTATAAAAAATGTAAACACTCACAAGGATTCACATGACCCTCTATCCCGCCGAAAACTACACCTTAGCTCAAATAATCCCTCCTGAAAACAAAACTGTCGGCGGTCTCATCCTTCCCGATACCTCCAAAAATAAACTCATCCGTGCCGTCGTCCTCCACTCATATCACAAAGATTATTCTTGCGGAGATCATATCTTCTACGAAAAACACCGCGACATCCCCATCCAAGATGAAGACGGCACAGATCTTGTCCTAATCAAAGACGAATATATCATAGCTAAAATCCACCAATGAGGTCCTAATGGTTCGCAAAAGAGTTCCTCCAGATCAAAAAAAACCATTTGCTAGCGGAAAATATAACGGCAGACCTATTGAATGGACTAATGATCTCATAGAAAAAGAAGCTGAAGCACTCTTCGAATGGACAAATTCTGAATGTCCTCATAAACTTCTAGATTTCTGTAATTTGCGCGGAATTTTAGTTGATGAACTTTATTACTTTGCTGATATTAGCCCAAACTTTTCCCGTGCCCTAAAAATAGCAAAACAAACTATCGCTGCAAATCGTGAAGAAATGGTTAACAAAGATCAGATGAATTATGGAGCTTATAATCGATATGCTGCTTTATATGATCCATTACTCCATCGCTATGAACGCGCTGAAAAAGCACACGAAGCTGAACTTAAAAAACAAATTGTCGCTGGATCAGCTGGTGGAAATGTTACCCTCAATATCACCGATTATGGTAAATCGTGATCGATGATTTAGTTTTCGATATCCCATATAAATTCGAGCCAAGACCTTATCAAGTACCTCTTCTAAAAGCTTTAGACAGCGGTTATAAGCGTGCAGTCGTGGTTTGGTGCCGAGGTGGTGGAAAAGATCTCTGTGCAATGAATTACCTCATTAAACGCGCTTTACAGCAAAAAGGCGTATATCTTCATTGCTTCCCCAATTACAACCAAGCCAAAAGAGCAATCTGGAAATCTGTACATGATACTGGAATGGGTGAATCCATTGCATATCTAGATCATATTCCTCCAGAACTAGTCAAATCCAAAAACTCCTCTGAAATGACAATCGAGCTCATCAATGGGTCTATCTATTGTGTTCTAGGTGTGGATGGAAAGAACGCTCAAAGAGCACGCGGTATGAATCCTACTGGCGTTATTATGTCCGAACATGCTTTTACCGATGAGGATGCTTGGAGAACGATTGAGCCTCGTGTATTGCAGAATAAAGGCTTTGCTATTTTCATTAGCACACCCAATGGCCAAAATCATTTCTATCAGCTATACAATCACGCAAAATCCAATCCTGATGATTATTTCACTTCTTTAGTCACAGCTGAAGACGTTGGAATTATTGATCCCAAACATATTGAAAACCTACGCAACGAAGGCGTTCCCGAAGATTTCATTCAACAGGAATATTATTGCAGTTTTACAAGAGGTGCGGAAGGCTCTTATTATGGCAAGCAAATACAAAGAGCGCGAGACGAGGGTAGAATATGCGATTTGCCTATTATCGAAGATCTTCCTGTTTATACTGCTTGGGATATCGGCTTTCATGATTACACATCAATATGGTGGTTCCAGATTAGGCCAAATGGCTATTACAATTTCGTTGACTACTACTCAAATCATAATGAAGGCCTAAAACACTATATCGATAAGCTCAATGAATTCCGAGAAAAACATAAAATCACCTATGCAGCTCATTACGTGCCTCATGACATGGGTAATGGTGAATTCACATCTGGTGATACCCGCATCAAAACAGCCTACGAATTCGGCTACTCTCTCAAAATCCTAGAAAAAAAACCACTCGCTGATGGCATCCAAGCTGTAAGAAGTATCCTAAATCTATCATATTTTGATGGACAAAAGTGTAAAGTCGGGTTACAATGTCTAGACTTCTACTCTAAAAAGTGGAATGATGCTCTAAAACGATATGACGACCGCCCCATGCATAACCAGTGGAGTCACGGGGCCGATGCGCTACGTTATAGTGCAATGGGCATCAAAACCTATGGAATTGGTGGCAATCCAGACGATGATATCAAAGCTTTGAATAAATTCTGGGAGAGGTAATGACTTTTAACTATAGTTCCGAAGATATAAAAGATATTCAAATTAAAGTATCTGCCGAACCTCCAATTCCAAAATTAAGTTCATTAGATTTATACTTTATAAATTTGGAAAAAAGAATACAGCGTTTAGAAGCAGACTTAAAAAGACGCGAAGATATCGAGAATGCTCCAGCTAGATATGAGGATTAAAATGACCGAAAAAATTCCAGAAAAAAGTTACGAAGAAATCAAAGAGATTTCAAGGGATATAACACGCCAAATTATTTTAAGATTAAAAGAAGAACCACCAATTAACCACCGAGACATCATAAAGATATTGGTATATTCTTGTTATGATACTTTAGATAGGATGCCATTTCAAACTTATGAAATATATTTAAAATTTGCGTCACATTCATTGCTTTATCTTATGGAAACAGAATTCGGTAAAGATTGGAATAAAGATCTTCCGAAACCTCAGGATATATAAAAAAGTCTAACTAAATATGACGATAAAAAGTTGTTGTGAATGCAATAAAGAAATTGATCTAGATATGGAAGGTTATAGCTTTTTGAAAAATCGAAACCTGTATTTTTGTTGTGCTCTACAGAATATTTGTATTTGGCAATTTTGTAAAGAAAATGAGTCTTATGGAAATGAAGTAGAATTATATCCACCTAAAGAGGATAAAATTGATGACTCCGACACTCCCTGATGGCTGGATGCCTCAAATATATGATCCTTCTCCAGAAAAAGATCGTCCTGAACAAAAAGAGATCAAAGAACCGACACCGGTGAAATTGGTTAAAGTAGCTAAGTTTTACTTTAAGGATACGACGAAGATTAAATGAATATTATTTTTCCTTGTCTTATCGGACTTTCGGGAGCTTACTTATATCAAGAATTCAGTCATACATTAAATAAATCTAAGCGCATAAATTATATTCGAGCATTCTTTGTAATCCTTTTTCTTCAATATATTCTTTGGTCTAATGCTGCTAATGCTTCATGCGTTAAATGCGACAATTGTCAGCCAATGTGGATCGATCAATCTGATAAGATGCTTGAGAATTACAAGTATCATTTTTCTAAATGCGAAGAACTTTATGAGAATGTTCGGCTAATTCAAGAACATCATAAATATGATTTTGAGGATGCTTTTGTTTCTGGAACATGTGGTTGTATTATGGCAACACAAATATCTGATGCTAGGGCTAAATTGATAGCTATATCTTTGACTGTTATCGCGGATTATTTCAAAGAAAGTTACTACTGTCATCGAGCTTTAAGAAGATCCGCGGAAAGTTATAGATATGAAGTTTTCATGATGGAAAAAAGCAAAGATCAGCTTTTAGAAAACATTCAAATGTGTTCGAAATGCTCAAAGCAATACGATTATGAAAACTATGACGGAGTAGGTTATTACCGATATCTAGAATATTGGAAATCATGGTACGACGATTTAGATGAAAAAAGCAATTTTGGGCCAGGATGTTGGCACACTTACAAAAAAACTTACAAATTTTCAGGAGATCAATGAAAACTTTAATATATTTGGTTTTAGGCTTATCTATCCTATTTTTACAGGTTGAAACAAAAGAAAAAGAAAAGAAAGAGTACTCCATTAAAGTTTCTAAGGACAAAGAATGACTGACATTCCTTATCTGCAAGAGTATGAAAAAATAGCTAGCCCGAATGATAGAACTTTCACTGTCAAAGAATTAATCATTTATCTGACTATGTTCCATCCTGATGTAAAAGTCTATTGCACTTGGGAAGGAATAATCCGAGAAATAATTGAAAACAATATTTACATTAGTAAGACAGGGTCATTGTATATTGATGCCGATGATAATTTTTATAAAGACGACTTCAAAATGAAGCAAGACAAAGAATGAGTGAATGGATCAGCATAGAAGATCAAAATCCCTCAGCTTTGGGATATATAGTATGTCTCTTAAATGAAATGCCTTTCATCGGATATGTTGATGATGGAAATTTATATGTCATGAAAAACGCTGTTTTCTTTGACTTACCTTCTCGAAAATGGATTATAGATCCATTATTTGGCAAAATCACTCATTGGATGCCATTACCTGATTATTCAAAAAAGGATAAAAAATGAGCTGGATTTGCATACAAGATGAACCTCCACCACATGCTTTTACTGGATATGTTTTTAATGGAATACAAGTATTTCAAGGTGCAATATATGATGCTAAAAACAATATCTGGCATTGCTATCCTGAGAATCCAAAAATAACCCACTGGTTCAAATTACCAGCACCTCCAGAAATAAAACATATAAGGACTAAATGACTAAAGAAAAAGAAGCATTTATAATTATAAATAAACATGAATTAAACGAGGGGCAATCTCTTACAATTCGTATTGCTTTAGAAGTTTTTTTACAATATATTTTAGATGCTGGATTAGGTAACGATAACAATGACAAAAGCATGAATGAAGCTTATATCAATTCAATTAACTCTATTCGAAGATTGATTTATCGATATAAGGATATAGAATGACTGAATTTTCCGAAATTGTCAACCCAACTTCAGAGGTAATTTTCGATTTACTCAATACTGTGAGTAAAAATACTCATAGTACTGAGCAAAATCACAGACAATGCCCAAGGTGCCTGAAAAAGCTGTACAAAGATAACATTATGCACACTTGCACGCCGGATAAAGATTGGAAGTGAGATTAATGACATTTTTCGACTTCATGGATAAGCAATTTGCTATTGTTTTCATTATTTCTTTTTCTATAAGTTATTTAATAATGTCGAAAATGACGAAATGAGAATGGTTATACCAACTTATACACGAAATTAGGTATAACCGTGTATATGTTCGTGCAATTCAAGTATGTTTGCCTAAAATCAGAAAATTAAGGCAAGTTTTACGATTTTTCCGTACAACTGGCTAAAATTTTGGGTAAATTTGCAATATTTATAAGGCTCGTCAAGGCGGGGCCTGGAATGGCTAGGCGAGGTAAGGCAAGGCATGGTTTAGGCTCTGTGGTGTAATGGTTAGCATATCAGGTTTTCAACCTGAGAGACAAGGTTCAAATCCTTGCAGGGTCATAAAGATTCCATTAACTCCGAAAGCTTCGGAGTCTACTCCAAATACAAAGAATTAAAATAAAGGATTAAAAAATGAATGATGAAAACTACGGATTTGTTTACAAACCATCAGATCGAGAAGTCCCCGAATATTGTCAGGATGCGTGGATAGTAGATATGAAGGTAGAAAACAATAATATTCAATGTGAATATGGATCGGATGAATTAGTAGGATTTCTAGATCCAGGTCAAGTAAAACTTTATGATTCTAACGGAAATGAAGTATTCTGCAAATGCGGAAAAAGGGCCTCCGAAACAATGATTTTTAAAGATGGTTTTATTGCTCTTTGTTCGAATTGTGCAAACAATAACTAGATTTTTTAAGCAACATAACGGATATTATCAGACTATATCTTTATTTTTAACGGCCTTTTCGGTCGTTTTTTGCAATAAAGGCAATGAGGATCGCTACATTCGTCTTCGTTCCATAGATTGCAATGCTTGCAATAATAGGAGTCATACATTTCATTGTAGTCGCATTCTTTTGAACATTTTGGACAGTCCATGATTTTCATTCCCATAACATTACCAACCTGTTGAGTATATTTCAATTGTAAAAAAATTCATATATGATAGACTTTGTTTTAACTAGGTTAATCATTTACGCGGAGAAGCAACTTGAAAAACTCAGATCCCTTATTTTACCCAAACACGGATGTCGACCTAGAAATACGCCAGCAAAGAAATCGCAATTATAATGATTGCATCAATGTTTTGCAAACCATGTGGTATCAGATGGACGTTGATCAAAGGTTTGCAATGGCCGATCAGGATATATGGGGATTGATTTTTCCAGGAGTAGCCACATATAGACGAAAGATTTTTAACTTCAACATCATCAACCCTATAGTACAAGCGATATCAGGACAGCAAAGGAATACAAGGAAAAGTTCCATTGCTATACCTATCTTAAAAGAATCTCAAAAGACAGCTGACCAAATTACCAAAGGTCTTTACCATGTCCACAATCAATCTGGAGCCTATCAGATCTATTCAGATTGTTTTGAATTAGGTGCATTAGTGCAAGGTTTGGGGTTTCTCTCTATTTATAGGGATTTTAGCAGCGATCCTGTCAGCGGGGATATTAAATTACGCTATGTTGATCCAAAATCATGTATGTTTGACCCCTTTATGCGAAAACATGACATGTCGGATTGCAGATTCTTTGAAACCAGACAATTTTTCGATAAAAAAGAAGCCGCTAGAACCTATCCAAACTTTGCAGATCAAATCTTGTCCCTTCCTAAAGGCACTTATAGAGATGATAGATTTTACTATATGCCTGAAGTCTATCAAATTCAATTTCCAGACATGATCGCTTTTGATGAATACTGGTATTTATCAGATAGGAAGTGCCAATATCTCTTCGATATGGAAACCGAGGAAACGCAAGAATTTCAAGGCGATGAAGAGGATATGCGCTATATCCTATCAACCTTCAAAGACCGCCTAAAAATAATTGATGGCAATAAAAAAACAGTCCGAAGAACAATAATTGTTAATGATAGGGTTTTGATAGATGAGCCTGATCCTAATTCGATTGATCGTTATCCCATTGCTCCTTGTTTGGCTTATTACACTGCTGATACCCCTTATTATGCTTATAAGTACCGTGGCGTTGTTAGAGATATGCGAGACCCTCAGTATCTCTTCAACAGGCTCAAAGTGTCTAATCTAGATATTTTGGATGCTCAACAGCAAGGTTTGAAAATCAAACAGGGTAGTTTAGTCACTCCAGAAGATAGTTTGAATCAAGGTCATGGCAGAGCTCTTTTTATCAAAAAAGATGCTCAAATGACAGATGTGGAACAAATGCAGATTATCCCTCCAAGCCCTGTGATGTTGCAGATGGAACAGATGCTTATGGAAATTACGCATAGAATTGTTGGTGTAGATCCATCAGCAATGGGCGTCGATGTAGACGATAAGGCTGGTATTATATCCATGATGCGTCAAGCCTCTACAGCTCGCAATCTCCAAAGACTATTTGACCAATTCGATGAGTTCCAGAGATTATCTGGGGATATCATAGTCCAAATGATGTGCAAAAACTGGACATATGGAAAGTGGAAACAAATTTTAGGAGAAGAGCCAACTGGGGAATTTGATAACAAAGCATTTAACAAATATGGCTGCAAAGTGATTCAAGGGGTACTTACTGAAACACAGGAACAACTTGAACTAGCACAAATCCTTCATTTAAATGAAATATTCCCAGGTCTTGTTCCTCCAGCTCGTATTGTAAATGCAATGACAATCCAAAATAAAGATGAACTCATCAAGGAAATCCAACAAAATCAACAGCAACAAATGCAACAAGCTCAAAAACGTGAGCAATTAGAACTCCAGCAAATTCAAGTTGATAATCAAACTAAACTCAGCTATGCCGAAGGCCAACGTTCTCTAGGACATGAAAGAGAAGCAAAAATTGAAACAGATAGAGCAGTGGCAGAAGATAAGCTAAAACGTGCGCATGAACAAGATACCCACGCCTTACTCAATCTTGTCAAAATCGCCAAAGAGCTGAAAGGGTTAGATATCGATCACCTGAATAAGCAAGTAGAGCTTCTGAAAGCGTTGCAACCAGAAGAAAAAAAAGTTGAATCAACAACCCCCGGGGGAATAAATGAGTAAAGAAAAATATGGCTATGTCCAAGGAGATATGTCTCCTAAAGTAGAAGACTATCAAGAACCAATGGCTAATTTTAGCCAAGAAGGTTTTAGCAAAACTACAGAGTATGTATCTCGTAAAGATGCACAACAAACTCGTATGGCTTCTGATGTAAAAAAACAAGCCTATAAAGGGAGATATTCCTAATATGGCTAAAAAAATTGAAGTACAAAAAGGGCCTATTGTGGCTGATGTAAAAACCATGAAAACAATGACTCGTCCTGAAGTCACTCGGGAAGCTGCTGAGAATGTAAATAAAAGAATTGACGGACAAACGTTAAAATTACATACTCCGAAGTGAATCCAAGTTTTTCATGCTAACTTCTTTTTGAGTAAGATGGGCCTCTAGCACAGTGTTAGAGGCTCTTTTTTTTAACATAAGGATAAATAATGGAAAATCAATCGATGTTTGATCCAACTCGCCAAACTGTTGGGTCATTATCTAATGAAGTACGCTCTGCTGATACAAAAAGTATGAAAATTGGCGATATCAACGCTGAAATGCTAAAAGGTTTTATAGATGATGTCAACAATGCTTTAGATCAAGGTCGAAAAGACTATCCTGATGAAAACTTTTTTGTATTGGTTACCGAAAAATGGGAACTGCAAATGAAAAATGCCCTATATAGAAAAGTAGCCTTAAGTAAAAAAAGACCCTACCCTGAAGCCAATACGACCTGTTTTAAATATGATCACAACCTAAAAGAAGTTAGATTCTGCTGGGATCTTCCTATGCGTCATGATATGTGGAACATCATGGCTAATGCAGCTCTATTTGATATTCAAACAGTCGAAGATATCCACCATTGGGAAAAATTCGAACTTGAACACTTCGGATTTACTAAAGCCGGCCTTGGTGATATCTGGGAGGAAAATCCCTACTTCAAAGATCGACCTCTTGGCGAAACTCATCTTCAATTCAAAATCATCACATAAAAAAAGGGGGCGACAAACCCCCTTAACTCGATCAAAACTAAACCAGATTTCTGGATACCAAAATCCTACCAAAATTCCCATTTGCAAAACACTAAAAAACAAATTAGTAGCAATTTAAAAGTTTAATTTGTATTTTAATCTTATGGCTCTGCACGCCATTCAAGTGCATGTATAAACGGTTTGAACGAGTCTCACCAACTCAAAGGAAAAATAATACATGGATGAAGTCCAAGAAAATAACGTAGTCGCACAGGTCGTTCCTGATCAACAGACAGAAAACCATGAATTCGAACATCAACCAGAAACAATCAAAGCGGAAGAAGACCGCCAAGAACGTAACTGGAAAGCAGTTCGAGAAAGACAAAAAGAGCTCGAAAGAGAACTAAAGATGCAAAGGGAGATGAATGAAAAGCTATTATCTATGGCTACTCAAGCAGCTCCTAAAACTCAAGAAGTCGATGAATTTGACCAGATTGGTGACGACGAATATATATCCAAAGGCAAAGTAAATGCTTTGGTGCATAAAAAAGCAGCAAAGATTGCCGAGGATATTGCTCAACGTAAAGTTGAAGAAGCGTTTAAACAACGCGATCAATCCAACTTTTTAGACAATCTCAAGCGCAAATTCACAGACTTTGACGATGTTGTCAATCCTGACACTTTAGCTCTCCTAGAGTCAAATGATCCAGAGCTAGCTCAGACCATTGCAGATCTAAAAGATCCTTATAAAATGGGAGTCCAATCCTACAAGTACATAAAAGCACTTGGCCTGTCAGACAAAGTCCCTGATGCCAGACGTATTAAAGAAGTCGAAAAAAAGCTAGAAAAGAATGCTAAAACCATTGCTTCTCCTCAAGCTTTTGACAAGCGCCCCATGGCTCAAGCTTTCAGAATGACAGAATCGGAAAAGACAGAACTGTATAAAGAAATGATGGGTTTTGCATCTCAGGCAGGCTCTGGTTATTAAACCGGAGTTGTTAAATGACAGTTTCGATAAATACAATGCCTCCGCAAATTCAGCAGAGGTATAATGCAAAGCTCTTGAGTACTCCAGAGCGCAATTTGGTGCACATGCTTTTCGCATCACCAGTTGAGCTTCCAGATAACCAAGGCTTTATTGATAGACAGTCACGTTATGACCGTCTAGATCTGTTCCCTGTGCCTCTTGATGATGCGCAGACGAATCCTCCATCTCAGCAATTAAATCGTGTAGACGTTGACTGTCGAGTACGCGTATACGCTACGTATATTGTGTTGACTAGACAAGTCACTATCACAAACGAAGATCCAATTCTAAATAGTGCAGCGGCACGTTTAGGACAGGCCATTAATCTGGTGGCCTTTAAATCAAACCTGAATAACTTGGAACACCTAAAGGCTGCATAGCCCATGGCAACCAGAAGGAACTTGGCTTATTTACCTCTATGATTAAGAATATGAACTCTTTCAATAATCAAATCTCTTTCTTTGCAAATGGATTTAAAAAGCTCTTTGAATTTAGTAGAAGATCTTTTCCCACCATTTTTAAGGATTGTATTTTGAAAATTTATGAGTTCTTGGCAAACTTTTTTCTTAACAATAAGAAAATCTTTTACATTTTTAATGATTGGTATCAAAGCTTTGGAATGAATAGACCAACATGCAAAATTTCTCGAAGGGGATTTTTTCTGTGTAAAAGTCAAGGAACCTCCAAAACGATGAAACAACCATTCAATAATACTAAATTTGACATTTCCTATGGCAAGTTCTGTATTATAAATAAAACTATTGGAAGATTTTCTAAAGCGTTTAACAATGCGAAAACATCCTTCAGCATCGATCAAACCAGAAAGGTAGAAATAATCATTAATCGATGGTTCGATAATCATCGGGTATTTTTTCAACTCTTGAATTTGTTCTTTGCTCAAAAGATCAAAATCGTGAATGTTTTCTTTGATTTGATTTACAAGATTGTTTCTTTCTACAATGTTTTGTATAGAAATTTTTTGGTAATTCGTTCGAAAAAGATTTTCACAATATTTGATGTAAAGTTCGCATTGATTTCTTTTGCATATAAGAAAATTTCTGATTTTCACTGCAACAAGATAAGAAAGTTTGTTTTTTACTGCCCATGTATAAGTTTTTCTTCTATTTCCTTGTTTTTGCTCGGAAGTAATATATCCGCCGAAAATGTTTTTGAAGAAAATTATAGATTCCTTACAAGTAGAAGTAACTGTAATGGATCTTTCGTAGACAATTGTCCCAGATTTTTGAGTAGTGATATTGACTCGGAAACATCCGTCTCCGTCGATATATCCTGCGAGATATCTAAGCTTTTGTTCTTCGTTCATACATTTAATCATAACGGGAAACCTATTATAAGTCAAGACCTGCAGAGACTAAGCGGTTTGAACGATAGAAATATCGTATGCGATAGTCCGAACCATTTCGAAAGATTTGGAGAAGGGAATAACAAGACCTTCCGCCATCATAAGATGGTCACAAAAGTAACAGAATGGAGAGAAACTCAGGATTCTTTGGTTCGTGATAGTTTGGAAAGCAGCGCTTCCGTTGTGAATTGCGTTGGCGGTTCAAATGGTGACCTCCCGACTGAAATGGCTCTTAGCGATACTGACGATATTGTTACTATCCTACAGAACAACTCAGGCGAATATATCACCAACATGATCCCTGGTGAGCTTAAAATTGGTACTAGTCCTATCGGCGATGCCTACGGTTGCATGTTAACTACAAGGATGATTCCTGTTCTTAACAACCTCCAAGGCTTCGTTCGTAAGTTCCAGTATCCAAACGTTTCTGAAACTCTTAGCACCGAATGGGGTGGTGTGAATAACATCCGTTTCTTCGTTTCTGAGCAAGGTTCAGTAACGCCAAATGCTTCTTTGGCTGGTAACGACATCGCTAACTGCTTTGTCTCAGCAAAAGAAGGTTATAAAGTGGTTTGGCAGGCGGGTGGTAAGGCAAGATTTATTTATCTGCCTCCAGGGTATAATAATGACCCATGTATGCTTCGTCATACGGCCGGTTGTTCATTCTACCAAGGTAGCTGCATTACAAACGACCTCTGGGTGCAAAATCTCAGATCAACCGGAATATAAGGAGGGCCCAATATGTTACCATATCAAATCATAGAAGGCGGTTCCTTTACTGGTGACGGTTCAGGGATGGCGAACATTCAGATATCAACTAAGCCTGATTTATTTATTTTAACGAATAGATCAGATTGGGGTGATGATACTGCGCAAGCAGCTATCGAGAGTAAGTGGAAGAAAGGCATGGCAGATGATAGCGCTTTGTTGTTAGCACAAGCTATAACAACAGGTGCGTTATCAAGCGATGTACTTACTTCAGGTGGTTTTACATTTATTGATACTGCAAATCCTCCAAGTTATGCTGCTTTGGCATCTACGAATGTGGCTGGTAATACAGGTACATTTGTAGTGACAATGGCAGAAACTGGATCGATTGCAGTAGGTGATTATGTAAGATTGACAAGCGTTGTGGATGAATATCAGATTTCTGGTTATGTCTTCCAAGTTACTGCAGTTACAAACGATGTAAGCATTACGCTCGGTTATATGGCTTCGGCTGTGTCAGCTGGTGGATTGGCTACATTTGCGGCTGCTGGTGATTCTGCTGATGTTATTAAATTTATTCCTAATAAAATGTATCCACGTTGGTCTTATATTGCGATGATCACAAAAGCATCGCAAGCCGTGGTTTATTTTACAGCCAAAAATGATTATACACCTGGTGAGATTGTATCTTTCCGCGTGCCATCAGAATTTGGAATGGATGAAATTAACAATAAAGCAGTGAGAGTGTTGAGTGTTACAAATAGTGCGACAGTATCTTCGATCACACTTGATCTGGATACTTCTGGCTATACAACATTTGCATTCCCAACATCTGCAATTGCAGCTGCTGGTGTTTCACCTGCAGTTGTATTGCCTTCTTCTTCTGGTGTAGTACCAGATAATGGAAGTGCAACAAATGCGCAACAGCCTCCAGGAACTAACCTGAGAGATGCTTTTGACAATCGTAATCAATACTATATGCATTGTGGCCCAGGAGTTATTCCTAGCACGGCATTAGAATCGACTTATGACTGGGTATCTATCAAATTTGATAAGTACACATCAGCGTAAATGATTGGCCGGGGGGAAACCCCCGGTTTTATGTAAAACAGCTTTACAGAGGTAAAAAATGGAAGTTAAAGAGATTGTCAAGAAGCAGTGGAAGAATCCTAATCCGCAGAAGATGGAAGAAGAGATCAAAAAAATGCAAAAAGAGCATAACAAAGTTGTTAGGGGAATGTTTGAGTTTGTGGATGCGCAAGGCGGATGGATTGATTTTACACATCGTTTTTTCCCCGGAGAACCGATTTTGCAAGTGAGATTGATTCATGGTGAAATTTGTGATTTACCATTGGGATTGGTAAGACATTTGAACAACACTTATAAAAAAGTACGCCAGTTTGCCGCTTCATCACCAGATAAAGCAGCAGAAATGCAAATGAGAGGAGTTCCCTCAACAGTTGAAAAAACATCAAGATTGCGTTTTACACCAGTGGATATGATGTAATGACAAATTATTCTTTCGTTCCAAAATATTTTTTGATACAAAGTATAGATAAGGGACAGAATACTGTCGTAACGTTCACGGAAGATCATGATTACAGCGTGGGGGAATATGTTTCCTTCCGCTGTGGAAAGCCTAATAAAATGGTAGAAATAAATAATCAGCGCGGCAAAGTTCTGGAGATGACCAGTGATTCAATCACAGTGGATATTGATAGTACTAATTACACTGATTTCATGTTTGATTTGGGTGTGGCGATATTGCCAATGGCTTGTCCGGCAGGATCTGGTGTTAAACCTGATGAATATGTTGCTACAGTAATTTTAGAGGATTGTTTTGATAATATAAGGGTGGATTAATGAGTATAGGAACGTTATCGGATATAATATTAAAAGTTAGAAAATTGACTGGTAGCGGTACTTCGAACCAATTGACTGATAGTCAGATTATTGATTATATCAATTCTTTTTATTTATATGACTTTCCAGCACAGTTCAGAAGCCTGAAGTTAAAGGATAGATACACTTTCAATACGATTAGAGGGATAGATACCTATGCTTTTGATTCGGAACATTATACAACGGTTTCAATGCCTTGTTATGTGGCTAAGAGGGAAGTAAAGTTATTTACAGACCCTTGGAGCTTTTATGGGGTTAATTACAATTGGCAGTTTCAAGAGAATATTACCCAAGGTGATGGTACGGTAGGCCCTTATACTGGAACATTGCAAAGTACACCAGTAGTTAGAAGTACTTTAAATAACCCTATGGTACAGACTAAAACACAACCTACAACCCCTTATCTACCTCAACCTACTCCAGTATCCTTTCAACAAGCAATTCCTAGCCGAGTTCAGAATATCCTAATTACTGCAAATGTAACATTAGGAACTACTCTAAATGCTACAGATGATGGAGCAGGGAATATTATCGGAGATGCTACAGGAACGATTAATTATGAAACTGGGGCTATTTCTATTACATTTGATTCAGCAGTTCCTTCGGGCGAAAACATAAATGTCCAATATAACCCGATGAATCCTCCAATGATGGCAATTCCCTTAAGCATCATGTTTTCTCAAAATCAATTTACTTTACGTCCAATCCCTGACAAAGGCTATACCATTGAATTAGTAGCTTACCGACAACCAAGTCAAGCTTTACTAGGTTCCACTGATCCAGATACTCCAAATCTTGCAGGCACAGCGGAACTAAATGAATGGTGGGAGTGCATAAGTTTTGGCGCAGCTAAGAAAGTATATGAAGACCGTTTAGATCCCGATGGAGTAGCTTTAATGAATGTGGGACTTCAAGAACGTTATGCAATAGCTGAAGTTCGTACCTATGCACAATTAGGACAACAAAGAATTCCAACAATGTTTTCAGATCAATTACAACAATCTTACGGCACTGGAGCTTATGGCTGGGGTGGCGGAGGGTCAGGAGCTTAATTATGACACTTCCATATGATACAGGTTTTCCTACTACAAATGATAGTTTAGGTTCTACGAGAGCAAAATTTTTTGGAAACACTCAGTCAATAAAAGATTTTGTTAATATCAATCATTATGATTTCGGAAATGTCTTGTATGGTAATCATAAATGGGTTTTGTATGGAAGGCTAACCAGTACTTTTCCAGATACATCTATACCATCTAATGAAGAAATTGCCACTTATGGAGCTAGTGATGGATTAAGAACACAATTATGGTTTCAACCATCTAATGATGCCACAGGAGCAAATGCTATACAATTGACAGCTGGTGATGTGACTGCGGCTACTTTTTCTACAAATACAGCCTATGCAACTGATTTAAACGGAGGATGGACATTTTTACCTGGGAATATGCTTTTGCAATATGGTTCATTTAATCCTAATGTTATAACGGCAGTTACTTTTCCTGTAAATTTTTCAGTTGCTCCTTTCTCTTTACAATTGACTGGTGTAGCCGGTAATAACAGCACTTTTCGAGTAAATATTTCTCAGGGAACGGTAACAAATACTGGATTTTCTTTTGAAGGAACAATAAGTGCTAACTTAAATCCAATTTATTGGGTAGCTATAGGATTAGCTTAATGCAACCATTACAACAGTTTTACATAGCAGGTTCTAAATCTGGTTATATAAATTATCAAAAACCTTTTTTGACTCCTAATGATGGATTTCAAACATTAGAAAATGCATTAGTTTTTCGTGATAGAGTTGTAGAAAGACCCGGTTTAACTTTACTAGGAAGATTAAGAAGAACTTTAACAGCTCAAAATGCTGGAAATATAAGTTCTGGGACTCCTACATTGAATCTGATAACAGGATTAACCCTTGAAACTAATGCAGAAATATCTCCTGGATCATTAGCATCTCCTTTGACAATTACAATCGGTGCTCAGACATTAACTGATACTAGTGGTAACTCAATATTAATAGTAACAGGAGCAGGTCCGATAAGTGCAGCTACTTTAAATTATGCTACTGGGGTTTTGACAATAACCACGGGAGCTTTAGGGGCTACTGCTGTCATTGTAACTATGAAATATTATCCTGGTTTACCTGTAATGGGAATTTGGCAAGCAGAAACTTCCAATGTAAATAATGAAACTACAGTTTTTTTTGATACTACATATGCCTATGTCAATGCTTCAGGAAATGTAGATGGTTTTGAAGAATGGATTCCTGGTACAACATGGGACGGTTCTGATTCAGACTTTTTCTTAGCAACCAATTATAGAGGTGCTAATGAATATAATCGTCTGTTTTTTGTAACCAACTTCCATAATACTGCTGGGAGCCCTATGAGGTATACCGATGGTATCACATGGACAACTTTCGCCCCTGCCGTCGATCCAACAAATTTTATATTTCAAGCAAAGATTCTTATTCCTTATTATGGGAGATTATTAGCTTTAAATACATTCGAAGGAAATGCAATTGGAGCTTCTCAAAACTATTTCAACCGTTGTAGATTTTCACAGATTGGTTCTCCAGTTCAAGCTGATGCATGGAGATCTGATCAATTTGGAAAAGGTGGTTTCATAGATGCGCCAACAGCCGAATCTATAATTTCTGCAATATTTTATAAAAATACTCTTATAGTTGGTTTTGAACGTTCAACATGGCAACTACGTTATGTAGGAGAATATGGACTTCCATTTATCTGGGAACGCATATCTAGCGATTTTGGGTGCGAGTCTACTTTTAGCCCTGTTTTATTCGATGAAGGAGTCTTGCAAGTAGGTGATAGAGCTATAGTATCTGCTTCTGCAACCAATTTACAACGTATTGATGAACAAATACCTGATATTGTTTTTTCATTTAAAAATGATGAATTTGGAAAAGGAAGAGTTTGGGGAATACGAGATTTTCAGAATGAACTAGTATATTGGAATTATGTAAATTCTGCTTTACCAAGAGATTCATATAAGTTTCCAAATTCAAGTTTAGTATTTAATTATAGAAATAATTCTTTTGCAATTTGGAGAAATAATGTAACGGCATTTGGAATTTATCAAAGTCCTTTAGGTGTTTCATGGAGCAGTACAACAACATTTTGGTCTGATAGAAACATTTTTTGGACTAATACAGACAATCCAGAATTTCCATCAATAGTTTCAGGTAATCAACAAGGTTATATTAGCTATTTTACAAAAGCTTTATATGATGAAAATTCGATTGATGAGCCTACTTTATCTATACATGCTGTTGATTTTTCAGTTATCCCGACGCAACTAACAGTGCCTAATCATAATCTTGCTACAGGAGATTGGATTCGCATTACTAATGCTTTATTCAATATTTCAGATCCAGGATTAAATGGTTATATATATAATGTAGTATTTATAGATAGCAATACAATTGCTCTTCGTCAATGGAATATCGTAAGTCAAAGTTTCGTAGACATGGATTTTACTTCTAGTTCAGCAATTTATCGTGGACTTGGCCAGATTTCTTTTTATCCATTGATGAGTATCATAAGTAAGGATTTTAATCCCTATCAAGAAAATGGTTATCAAGTAAAAATTTCTTATATAGATTTTCTTGTTGATGCGCAACCGTCGGGTCAATTTTCCGTTAATTTATATATCAATACTGATTTAGGTAATTCTGCAAACATAATAACAGGAAATAAGAATGTTGAGGAATGGTATGAACTTTTTGGCATGATTGTTGATTTGACAATAGATATTACAAATACGAATCCTTGTATTGTTAAAAGTCTAAATCATGGCCTTAGAACAGGTCAACAAGTCTATATAGATAGTGTCACAGGAACAACACAAATCAATGGGAACACTTATACAATCACATATATTGATGCGAATAACTTTTCTATAGACGCTGATCAAAGTGCTTTTACAGCTTATCTTGGCGGTGGTGACTGGCTTTGCAATAAAAATGATCTTTTTCCTTATGCAAGTAATTATGCATGGCATCGATTCTTTGCTACCACTACAGGTCAATTTATTACCTATCAGATTACCTATAACAATGATCAAATGAATAGCTTACAAACTCAATATAACAACTTAACTTTAAATGCTGTCAGTCTTTTTGTAAGACCTGGATCTCGAAACATTTTTTAGTTGAGACTAGGGATAAACCTTGGTATAATATACTCAAAGTGTGCTATTTGTAAAAATATAACATGGAAACACGTTAAATGAGTTTTTCTAGCGATATTCCACTTCAGTCAAATCAATTAGCTTCAGATGTTATTTTCGATGTGAAGAAAGAGGAATTTAATGACATTCTGAATATTCAATATCGAAGGATAGTGGATTCGGTTAATAGCAAAGAAGGAGCATATTATTTACTTAGAGAACTTGCAAACTTTAAACAAATATTTACATTAAATAATCCTCAAAAAAATCGAAATAGCTACAGGAAAACACTTGATATCATTTCTTTAAATGGAGGAGTGATTGCACCAGCAGCAACAGCAACTGTTGCTCACGGGATTAGCAATCTATCAGATTCAGTGCTAATATACTGCTCTTGTAAAAATTCTGGTGGTCAATTATTTACTTTAGTTTATCCTGATGCTTATATAGATGCTACGAATGCTGTAGTAACAAATATTTCAGCTAGCAATATAACTCAAGCCATGTTTGTGGCTGAATATACAAAAAATTAGAGGTCATTATGGGATTCTGGACAGGCGATAAACCTAAATTGATGAAAAAACAAGCTTATACTGATGAGCAAATGAATTTCTTCAATATGCTTCTTGGTGGATTAAGTGGCCAGGGTGGTGGAGGCGGAGGAGGATTTCTTGATTACTTCGCCAATTTATTAGGTGGAGAAGGCGGACAAGGTGATTTCGAGAACTTTGCAGCACCCTATAGACAGCAATTTGAAAATGAGACAATCCCTATGCTAGCAGAGCGATTTGCAGGAGCAGGTGGTGGTATGGGTGGGGCTTTGTCTAGTTCTGGCTTTGGACAGTCTTTAAGCAGTGCTGGAAGCAATTTTAACGCCCAACTAGCTCAACTCTTTGCAAGCTTACGTCAAAATGCTGCTGGCCAAATGGCTGGTCTTGCAGGTCAAGCTTTAGGTGCCCAACCTTATGCCTTTGGTGTTCGTCAGGCTAGCCCTGGAATGATAGCAACAGGTGTGGGAAACTTTGCCAATGGATTAGGAAGAGCCGCTGGCGCTTCTTTTGGAGGTTAATATGGTTCAAATATTTGACATGGGCCCTTCTAGGGGGGCTTTGCAAGCTCAAATTCTAGGTCAAGGTCTAAATAGCCTTGGAGAGGGGTTAGGAGCATTTTATAATAATTACAGAGCAAATAAAGACTTCGAAGAGTTGGAAAATAATCCTAAACTATCAAATAAACCATATTCTGAAAGATTACAAGCTGCTCAACAAGTTGCACGAAAGCATGGTAAACTTGGTGAAAAGATTTTTAACCAAAGATTGCAAATAGAGCAGCAAGCTCAGCAAGAACGTAGATCTCAAATATTGAATAAGATTTATAATGATCAACCTCTTTCAAAAGGTGAAGAAAGGTTTTTAGATCCAAAAGATTTTGAACAAGTTCGAAAAATGAAAATGATTCAAAAGCAAAAACCTTTGATTAAAGATGCGTTGGTAAATGCCGGAATGGATGAAAATAGAGCTGAAGCATTAAGTGATCTTTATGTTCAAGGTACTTTAGGTGGACAAACTGAACTTATGAAACCTATAGCTGATTTTATCAGTCGTCAAGGACATTCACCATCTCAATCGAATAATTTTCAACCGCAGAGATCACAAGAAAATGAATGGCCACCTATCGAAGAACCTTATAAACCTACTCCTGGAGAAGAATTCAAAAGATCATCGAAGCGTGAAGATACGAATATTCCAATTTATAATGAAAATAACAAAAAAGTTTATTCTTTAGAACAAGAAGGTATGAGCATAGACCGATTACAGCAATTATCTCCAAAAATGCCTGAAGGTTTTCTAGGAAAAGCAAATATTGATTTTAAAACAGGTGAATTGAGAATACCTGCTGGAGCTAATGCTGAAACTCAACTTTATGCAAAAACATTGAATGATTTTACTACAAAAGCAAAAGATTCATATGGATCGCGCGTAACTAATTTTGACTTATCTCAATTTATGAAAAGACTTCCAACTTTAGCTAATAGTAAAGAGGGTCGTGATCTCATTTTACAACAAATGAAAATCATAAATGAACTTAATCTTTTACACGATAAAGGTTTAAAAGAAACTTTTGATCATTATGGTGTAGGCCGTATTAATTCACAAGAAGCTAGAAAAATTGCTGATCAAAGAATGAGTCAAAAAAAAGAAGAACTTCTGGAAAGATATAAGACTTTAGATGGAAAATTGAATAAAATGGAAAATCCAGAAAATGGGCAAAGAATAAAAGTAAAATCTCCAGATGGAAAAGTAGGATATATTCCTTTAGAAAATGCTGAAAAAGCGTTAAAGGCTGGATATGAACGAATCGAATGATTTTGGTTTTGAACCTGAAGATAATAATGAATTTGATTTTATTCCAGAAGAAATTTATCAAAAATCAAACCAGAAAAAAGAATCTTTCGGTGAAAATTTAAAAAGGAATGTTGCTAGATCAGGTGCTCGTGCAGCCGAGACTATTGCAGGACTTCCAGGTGATTTATTAGATTTGACAACCAAAGCGGTTATGTATGGTGCTGAAAAAATTGGTGGTCAACCTATTTCTGAAGAATTTAAATCAACATTAAAAGAGACTGCACCTTTTAAATTGCTTCCAACTAGTTCTAGTTTACGTGAAAAGACCGCAAAATTATCTGGTGGTTATACAGAACCTAAAACAGAAAGTGAAGAACTTGGAGATGAAGTAACTCAATTAGCATCTGCAATATTTACTCCAGGAAAAGATCCATCTAAATTCAAATCTTTAGTTACGGGTCTAGGAAAAGCATTGGGTAAATCCGGAGCTGCTATAGGTGCAAAAGAAACTGCCAAAGGATTTGGAGCTACTCCAGGGCAGCAATCGGCCGCAGAAATGGGAACTCTTCTTCTTACTAGTTTAGTCAAACCAGGTGCTGCTAATAAATATGCAGCAACTTTATACAAAGATGCACAAGCTCAAGTGCCAAAAGGAGCAACTATTAAAACAGGAAAGTTGTTGCAAGATTTAGCCAAGACGGAATCAGAGCTATTGAAAGGAGAAACTACTGCAACCAAAAAAAAGGTCTTAGATTCTTTAGAAAATCTTAAAACAAAAGCATCCAAAGGTAAAATTTCACCTACAGAATTGACTGACTTTTATAAAGATATTAATGAAACTCTATCTTCCAAAAACCTATTTGATCAATTTGGAGGAATGAGCAAGTTAGAGCAAAAACTTTTACGACAACGTTATGATTTGATTCGCAATGATATTAGAAATACGCTTAAAGAATATGGTAAAGTTAACCCAAAATTCTATAATTCATGGTCAAAAGCAAATGAAGTCTATTCGACAGTAGCACAAAGTCGAAATGCAATGAATTTTATAAAAAAACATGCCAATAAAGGATATTTAAGTTTAATTGGCGAAGCGGTTGCTTTTCCTGAAGCGGTTTTACCAACTGCCGGGGCTTTGGGTGTTGGTGTTGCAGGGGTAAAATCAGGAGAAATAATTTATAGAATTTCGAAAAGCCCGGAACTTAGAAAGTTTTATTCCGATTCAATAAAATTTGCATTAGAAGAAAATATACCCGCAATGAATCAAAGCTTAAAAAAACTTAACGATGGCGTTAAATCGCTAGAATTAAACTAAACATCATCAGTAGCAGCTCTATAGACAGCATATCCGCAGAAAAAAATTGGCCAAGTAACTAGTAAAAAATATAACATATAACCTCCTTGTTATTTTTTTTAACATCTACAAAAGATCGAAATAAAGAAAAAATCAATAAATATCAGGGTTTTCATATCCTTGATATGTAATGATATATAAACATAACCATATTACTAAAAAAAACATTTAAATGTGTTTCCAATTTTTATTTTTAATTTTGTAATAAATCATTTTAAAAATACCCATATTCATCTTCAATCTGATATTCTTCTTTTGAAGAAGAGGCATAAAGAAAAAGAAATATTATTAATGGGAGTGATAAATACATTGTTATTCCTTTGCAGCTAGTTCAGCCGGCATAATATTCTTCATGATTAGCACTGTCTTAACAATAGCCAGCTCCTTTTCAAGTTCATTGAACTTACCGTTCATCCACATCATTGAAGTGAAAACTGTAATGATTATCGTTACAATCACAGCGCACGAATCAGCATGTTTTGTAAAAAAACTAGTCATATATCCTCCTTGTTTTTAAAATAAGTCTATTGGAACTTTATTGTGACTTTTGCATAATTTAGCACAAGAATTGGTTAAAACACATTCCTTTCAAGCCAAAGAAGAAGCAAAGCCCCGCCTAAAATTTCTAAAATGATCATATATAACCTTCTGTTATTTCTTATTCCTTTCTTCGATAGCGCAGAGTCTTCCATGGAAGTCTTTCATTTCAGTCTGCATACTGCGGATTTCGTCTCTGATCCCAAGATGTAAAGAAATGCTAACTCCGAAAAAGGTTAGCATAATCAAAAGATTGGAACCTATAATCGCAATAACCTGTATCCATGTTTCTGTCATAATACTTCCTTGTTTTTATATATCATTCGATCCAACTGGACTCTTGGAATACGCAATGAGCTTGTTTTACCTTCTCCAATACGCACAGCAATGATATTTCCAGAGCGTATGCCTCTACGAATAGTTTCTGGACTCACTTTGAGCAATTTGGCAAATTCTTTGACTGTGTAATAAGTTTCTGTGTCTTCGTAATCCATAAACATAATGTAGCAAGAAAGCGCAAATAAATGCAAGTTTAAAGATTTTGTTGACACTAGAAACATTTCGTCCTATTGTTAGATTAAATTTTAAACTTACACTCTTAAGGAGTATCCTATGTCCATCAGAACAAAGATCCAGCAGGCAGTGGGCTTGGGAGCCCCTTTTATTAATGTGTTTCCAGTTCCAATTATTGCGGAAAGAGCTCCCACATCAAGCGATAACTTGTGTCCACAAGGACAGGTGTGGTTTGATAATTCAGTCAGTCCTCCTGCGGAATATGTTTTTGACGGGGAAAGCACTTGGAATGCAGGTGGTGCTAATCCTGCTACAACAACAACTTTCGGTACAGTAAAGCTTACAGATAACTCAGAGCCAGTGGCAACTAAAGCCTATGCGGATGCCTTGGCTATTGCAGGAGCTCCAGCATGGTCTGAAGCGGTTTCGGGCATTGGCCAACTTTCTACCAATGCAGAAGCGGTTGCGGGTACAGACGATAACACAGCCATGACTCCTCTTAAAGTAGCAGCAGCCCTAGCCGCAGCTTCTTTGCCTGGTTCGTTTACTACGTTAACAACTAGCGGTGCTGCTACTATCGGAGGTCTTCTTACTGCCGATGCAAGCGCTACGATCAAAACAGCAGGAACAACATTAAACTTAGGTTCTGATAATGATGCTGGAGCTGTTAATTTGGCTGTTGGTACAACTGCAAGAACGGTAGGGATTGCCAACTCGGCAGCAGCTCACCTTGTCACAATCGGTTCAACATCCGGAGCAGCAGCTTTGACTCTTCAAGCTGGTACAGGAAATATTGCTATTACTGGTGCTGTTTCAACTACTATCACAGTCGGTAAATCAGATGGTACAGGAACATTGACATTTGGTTCTTCTAGTGCTACAGAAACTGTAGAAATTGCAGCTGGTAATGGAGCAGCTACTGTTAATATCGGTAAAGGCACAGGTGGTAATACTATAGGTATTGGAAACGGTATCAATGCTTCTGCCCAAACGATAAACATCGGAGCTGGTGCATCTGGTGCTGACCAAACTATAAATATTCTTTCAGGCAATGGTACAGCAGGATCACAGACAGTGAATTTGGGTACCGGTACTCGTCCAATGACAATTGCGATTGGTTCTGGTGCTGCTACAGCAGGAAATACAATTAAAATTGGTGATGGAGCTGCTGCTAACGTTATCACAATCGGTTCGGTAACAGGAGCAGCTAGCTTAGCATTAAAAGTCGGAACCGGTAACTTTAGTTTGAATGGTGCCGCTGGTTCTACCTACGCTGTAGGTGCCTCTACTACAACAGGAACAATGACAATTGGCGGTACAGCTCAAACAGGAACTATCACCTTGGGTTCTAGTTCAGGAACTAATATTGTGGCTGTTGGTGCTGGTGAAGGTGCGACAACTGTTAACATCGCTGGTGGTGCTACAAGTGCTAAAGCGGTTAACATTGCTACAGGCGCCGTTGCAAACGTTATCACGATAGGTACAGTCAGTGGTGCAGCATCAATCAGCATGTTGGTTGGAACAGGTAACTTTGCCCTTAATGGCGCTGCCGGCTCTACATATACAATAGGTGCAGCAACAACTACAGGTACTATAACTATTGGTGGTACTGCACAAACTGGTACAATGACTCTAGGAAGTTCTTCTGGTACCAATATCGTTGCAATCGGTGCGGGTACAGGTGCAACTACTGTTAATATTGCTGGCGGGGCAACTAACGCAAAAGTTGTCAATATCGCTACAGGTGCTGTTGCAAATGTAGTGACAATCGGTACAGTGACAGGTGCTGCTTCATTAAGCTTGCTCGCCGGTACAGGAAACTTCAGTTTAGATGGTGCTGCGACGACAGCATATACATTTGGTCCTACTACTACTTCCGGAACAATTAACTTTGGTGGTACAGGTGCCAATACAGGCACTATGACCATTGCAGGTGGTACAGGAGCACAAACTATAGCTATCGCCAATTCTACTGGTGGTAAGACAGTCACTATAGCAACTGGTGCTGGAGCTAATGCGGTTACAATCGGTTCAACTAATACAACATCCACAACCACAATTAACGCTGGTTCTGGAAATATTGTTTTGGTTGGTGCAGTTACAAAAACTACAAGTCCTGCTTTCTTAGCATATTTGAATGCTACGGCTACAAATAAAACTGGTAATGGTGCAGCCTATACAATAGGTACAGATGCACTTACAGAGGTATTCGATAGAGGATCTAACTTTAATACCAATGGTACTTTCACTGCACCGGTTACAGGTCTTTATAACCTAAAAGCGCAAGTAACAATTACTGGAGCTACAATCGCTACAACTTTTGTAATTTCAATCGTTACAACTGCTCGCACTTATACTAAAACATTCATCAAAGCCGCTGGTAGCCAAGACGAATCAGTAGATGTTAGTGCAGTTTGCGATATGTCAGCGACAAACACAGCGACAGTTACTATTACAGTAAGTGGTGAAGCTGGTGATACCGATGATATCAAAGGCGGAGCAGCCCTCGAAACATATTTCTGTGGTTATTTAGTAGCTTAAAACAAAGGAAACGAAACATGATTAAATGTAAAACAGCTTTACAACATAAAATCGGTGAACGCGAATACAGTTTGGAAATGTCTAATGATTCTCCTTTAGGGGAGATTCATGACGCTTTAATCGTTATGCGTAATTTTATCCTTCAAAAAATGCAAGAAATCGATGCAAAACCAGAGGTAAATTGTGCCGAACAGAAATAGATATATGCAGAGGGCTAATATTAGCACTCAAGGTATTCCAAGTCAGGACAGTTTCCTAGATGAAGCATTTCAAGGAGATTATCAAGGTGGTCTCAACCTTATTTATAAAGGTTTTGCTCGCCCTGGCGCTCCTACAAGTGCTCCTCTTTGGCAAATAGCTAAACTGACCTATGACGGTAACAACAACGTAACGATGATTCAATGGCCTCTTAATGATTCGGGTCTTGCATCTAATGCTTATGAGTTTATTTTTGATGACAGAACCTCTTATACATACCAATAAGGGATAAATGACTTATAAATATAATCCATTTACCCATAAATTAGATCTAGTTGGATCAGGTACCGGTGGTGGCGATGTTAATGGTCCAGGAAGTTCCACTGATAACGCTGTCGTAAGATGGGATGGTGTAAGTGGGACTTTGATTCAAAATAGTGTAGCTATTCTTTCTGATGCAGGTGATCTTTCAGTGAATAGCATTGATCTTACCATTGCATTAGCTGCTACAGATGGAGGGACTGGCCAAACTTCTTATACAACTGGCGATTTACTTTATGCTTCTTCTGCTTCTGCTTTGTCTAAATTACCGATTGGGACTAATAGCCAGGTTTTAACTCTATCTGGCGGTCTTCCTTCTTGGCAAACTCCGGCAGCTTCGGGAGTAACTTCAGTAAGCGGTACAACTGATAGAATTACTTCTACAGGGGGAACAACTCCTGTAATCGATATAGCTGCGACATATGTTGGTCAGACATCTATAACAACTTTAGGCACAATTGCCACAGGAACCTGGAACGCTACGGCTATCGGCGTTACAAAAGGTGGAACAGGTTTAACTTCTGCATCTCAAGGCGATCTTCTTTATGGCAGTGCTGCCAATACCTATAGCGCTTTAGCAAAAGATACAAATTCAACACGGTATCTCAGTAATACAGGTTCATCTAATAATCCTGCATGGGCACAAGTAGCTTTATCAACCGGTGTTTCTGGTCAACTTCCACTTGCTAATGGTGGAACAAATGCAAATTTAACTGCATCTAATGGCGGTATTTTTTATAGTTCATCTTCTGCTGGAGCAATTTTAGCCGGGACTGCAACTGCTAACCAAGTTTTACTTTCAGGAGCTTCGACCACTCCAGCTTGGTCAACTGCAACTTATCCTGCCACTGTTGCTACGGGAGATATGTTATATGCTTCAGCAACAAATATATTATCTAAATTAACTACCGTCAACAATAGTGTTCTTACAACTAATTCTAGCGGTGTTCCTACATGGCCAACTCCCCCAACAATTATACCCGGAATATTAGGTTGGTTTAATGGAGCACCTGCAATCCAAACTACAGAAAGATATGCTTATATTTATGATGATTTTCTTGGTGGTTTATCTATGACTGGAGTTACTGCCAACGGCGGTAGCACTAGTTATGTAACATTTCCATCCGCACTTGGTGGGAATAATGCAGGTTATTATCAGGTAAGATCTGGAACGAGTACAAATGGTTTTGCTTCAGCTTTATTAGGCGGAGTTAATGAATTTGCCATTCAATTACCAACTGGATTAATGTATTGGGAAACAGTTCTTAGGGGAGATCAAATTGGATCAGTTGGAGATCAATTAAATCTTTATTTTGGAGTTCACAATGGTGCTTCAGGATCTTTGAATGATGGAATTTATTTTTCTTATGTCTATGCTACTGATACTACTCATTGGATTATAAATACCAAAAATAGTGGTACAGCTACATCAACAGTTACTTCTGTAGTGGCTGATCCTTCAACATTTACCAAGTTAGCGTTTCTTTATAATTCTACCGGGCCTACTTGCACATTTTATATCAATGGATCTTCAGTCGGAACAATCACGACTAACTTTCCAACAGCTAGTATTGGATCAAATTGGATTATACAAAAAGTTTCAGGAACCACAAATGTAGGTTGGTTTATTGATCTTGTCAACTGGGTGATTCAATTCACAAATTCGAGGTAGCAAGTGGTATTTAAGTTCAATCCGATTACGAATAGGTTAGATATCACTGGAGCTGGTGGAGGCGGTGGGGGTGGAATATCTACTCTTACAGGTAATACTGGTGGACCAATCAGCCCTGATGGATCAGGAAATGTCAATATTATTGGTGGTGGATCAGTAACGGTTTCGGGATCAGGAAGTACTTTAACAATCAGCGTTCCTTCTAGCTTCTTCTCATGGTCTGTAATAACTGCCAACCAAGTGGCTGTAACCTTTATGGGATACTTCGTAAATGGAGGATCAAGAGTAGATCTAACTTTACCTGCTACTAGTTCCGTAGGAGATACTTTTATCGTCGTAGATAAAGGGGGTAATCTCTGGAGAATTCTTCAAGCTTCTGGTCAATATATAAAATATAAAAATTCTACCACTACAATAGGAGCATCGGGCTCTTTAACCTCTCAGGTGATTGGAGATTCGATCACATTAGTTTGTGCTGTAGCTAATACAGAATGGTGGGTCATAGATTCAATCGGAACAATGGTGGTGGTATAATGGCCGTACAAAATAGTTTAGGTATTAATACTGCTGGAATGGTTTCGTTTGATGGAGCAGCTACATTCAATGGTAGGACTTTGACAGCAGGCTCAGGAATTACCATCACTAATGGCGATGGAATAGCCGGAAATCCTACAATAACAGCCAGTGGATCAGTTCCGATTTCTTTTGTAACAAATTCAGGGTCAGGAACACCAGCAGCAGGAGTTCTGAATGTTCTTGGAACAGGTGCTATTTCTACTTCAGCTTCCGGAAATACTGTCACGATTGCTTTTTCAACTTCTGGGGTTCCTACAATAGCCACTACCTATAATGCAGATACAGGAAGCGCAACTCCCTCAGCTAATACTATTACTTTTGCAGGTTCAGGAAGCATCGCCACATCAGCATCAGGCGCAACTGTTACAACAGCTTTAACAGGACTAACAAATCATGCAGTACTTGTGGGAGCTGGAACTAGTACCATTACAAAAGTCGGTCCTACATCAACAGCAGGTCAAGTCTTGCAATCACAAGGATTATCGGCCGATCCTGCATTTTCAACAGCTGTTTACCCTAGCACAACCACAGCAAATCAAATCCTTTACTCATCAGCAACAAACACTATCACAGGATTAGCTACCGCTAACAATGGCGTTTTAACCACTAACGCTAGCGGTGTTCCGGGGGTTACTCAGCTTTCAAGCAATGGTTCCCTGTTGATTGGTTCTGGATCAGGTGCTCCTGCTTCCGCTACATTAACAGCTGGTGCCGGTATCTCTATTACCAATGGAGCTAATTCCATTACCATAACAGCTACAGGTGCAGGCTTTCCTTGGACTGATACTTCTGGAACTGTCAATGCTGCTGCCAATAACGGTTATTTTATTACAGGTACATGTACATCAACTTTACCGGGTTCTCCTTCTCAAGGGGACGTTGTTAAGTATATTGTTGATACCACGAATATCCTAACTATAACTGCAAACTCAGGACAAAGAATTCGCATGGCTAACAATTTATCAGCAGTTGCAGGAACGGCAGTTAGCACACAAAGAGGGGATTCTGCCGAATTAGTATACCGCTCTTCCTCTTCAACTTGGGAAGCTCTTTGTTTCAATGGGGCATATACAATAACGTAAAGGTATAAAATGGGGACGATTACATCAGACAATAATTTTGGCGTGGCGAAACTTATCGTTGACAATGTTACAGGTCAAGGCAATTATACTACCATCGCCGCCGCTTTGACAGCAGCTTCATCAGGAGATACAATCTTCATACGCTCCGGAACTTATACAGAAAATCCTACCCTAAAAAGTGGTGTCAATCTATGCACTTTCGATTGTGATGCACTTACACCTAATGTAAATATTGTTGGTAAAATGACAGCTACATTTACAGGTACCGTATCTATTTCTGGTATTTGTCTTTCTACAAATAGTGATTATATTATTGAATCAACCGGTTCTAGTTCAACTATTTTAAATTTAGAAAATTGTTATTTAAATATGACAAATTTTAGCGGAATTCATTCCACTAACACTAATTTTCAGTTAAATATTGTAAAAAGTAAAGGCGATAGAGCAACAACAGGAATTAGAATAGTTTCAATGTCTGCTGGAACAGTTGCTTTACGGTATTGTACATTTACTAATAGTGGTGGTGGAACAACTACGGAAGATATTTCTGGAGGACAATTATTTTCTATTTTCACTACATTGACAAATGGTGTTAACTGTTCTTCTACAGGAAATATTAATTTTAGATATGTTTTTTTTAGTGCACCAAGTGGTGTAATTCCATTGACTTCTACATCTTCCTCAATTTGTGTTCTATATTATTGTAATTTGACGGTAGGTGGCGCGGTAGAATGTATAAATACTACAGGTTCCGGAGCTGTTAGATTATGGGGTTCAAACATAATTGAAAGTACGGCCACATATGCAATCACAGGAACAGGACCTGTTATTTATGATTTAATGACTTCAGGAAATAATAATAGCAATCTGGATCCCGGATTATCAATTACATCTAGAAGAATTTACACTGGACAGATAGATTTAGGTGGCGGAAATGTACGAATTCAATCTGGGTCAGGTTCTCCTAACGGAAGTGTGTCAGCGCCTAAAGGATCTTTGTTTCTTAGAACAGATGGATCAAGTACATCAACAAGAGCTTATATAAACACAAATGGCGGCACAACTTGGACAGCTATCACAACAGTAGCTTAAAAATTAACCACCAAATGATAAAGCTAATTATCAAACCATTGATAATGCCTTTGTGAAATTTTGAAAACATGTAAAAATTGTAATTTAACAATTGAAAAAAAACAAGAGGAATCATGGATTTACAAGAGACGATAGATTATGTAAAACAATTTTACAAACAACCTATCAATCATAGCTATGATGATTCGTGCATTTCTAAAATTGAATTCACTTTATGTGATGGTGAAATTTTACCTTTGGCTAAAATTACTTACAATAAAGTTAAACTTAACATTCTTAATGAAAATGCAAAATATGTAAGACTTGCTCCTTCTGAAGAAAATTTACCTATTAGTCAAGCTAAAGATAAGCTAAATTTACCTATTGCATTATCTAAAGAAAAAATTGAATATCTGCAAAAATTAAGCATTTTGAAAAACCTTAATCGTCCTAATAATGGATTCGAAGAATATCTTCAAAGCCTTATTGATCTAACAGGATATACCAAAGAAGAAATACTCAAAAAAGCAGGTTTACTATGTTAGAAAATCACACAATTTTTATGACTTTAATGTTGTGTTTTCTCACATCATGCTGCACATTGTCTATAAACAATGTTCAAACGAGAGGGGAAGCTTCCGATGTGGTTGACAGCGATCCCATAAATGATGTAAAACCAAGCACAAATTTAACAATTCCTGCAATAGGTAAGTAATGAAAGAATCTCCAAAAGCGAAAGCTAAGATTAAGAAGGTCATGAAAGAATATAAATCCGGAAAGCTTCATAGTGGTTCTAAGAAAGGTCCCGTGGTGAAAAATCCAAGACAAGCACTTGCAATTTCTCTCTCAGAAGCTGGTGTAAGCAAAAAAAGTAGGACAAAATGAAAATTAAAAAGAAAATGAAATCAGCAGGAAAAGCCATCATGAAACACCTAAAAGGTGATGTACATGAGTCTAAAGAGGCGATGAAGGAAGACAAGAAAATGATGAAGAAGGTAAAAGGTCGCTGTTAGATTTTTTCTCTTTTAATCTTTTTAGCAGTTGGTTTTTGTTTTTGGCATCATAGACCTGTTTCCATGTCAAATCAGAACAATCCTCGCATAAATAAGCTTGCATATCTTTATGCCGATAAGGTCTTACGGTTTTATCGGTATTGCATACATTACAAATTAAGATTTTGATTCGTCCTTGGACCGGTTCCATCTTTTATATCCTATATTGTCATTTGTATATTCCATCCAATCCACGTCGTGAATCGAATAAACTTTAGGTTTGCTTTTCTCACAAACATCACACATACTTTTTAAAAATGATGCTTTTGGTCTTAATTAAGCTTCTTTTTTATCAATACAATCTTCACAAATATAATGAGCCGTATCAGGTACTCTGTAAGCCCAAGAATTGTGAAAATAAATATTAGTCATTTATTCAGTTTCTCTATCTTTTCGGAAAGCTCGATATAAAGTTTGGCCAATTCATTATGACGCGCAAAAATACCCTTGCGAACGTTCTCGTTCCTTGAACGAATCTCTTCAAGCTCTTTTCTCAATATATCAACTTCCGACAATTCGCGGAATAAATCTAATTGGATTGCCATATTATTCTTTCTTTTTTTTGTAAAACTCTACTGCTTCAGAGTAATAACCATTAGAGGTTCCGTACCAAGTAATAGTGATTGAAACATTTTTATTGGCAATTTCGTAAAATGTCCAAGTACAAGTATCATAAGTATTTTTTTCGGTTCCATTTGAACGTTCTTCAGCCAAAGTAATAGGAGAACCGATAAGTTCTTGAATGGGACCACAAATATCTTTAATATATACTGATTCACAGCAGTCTTGTATATGTCCCATCCAATATTCCTTATCGGAAGTGTAGAATTTTATGGTATCGTTAATTTGATCGACTTCAATTTGAGTTAAAATTTGACCTTTTAGATCTTTAAATTCTATTTCCTCGTAATTATTTCGTCCTGAGTATTCCATATTTCCTCTGTAAAACAGCTTTATACACTTTTATTGTCAGTCAGAATCATAATGATAATCCAGAGCAAAAGGAATTGTGCTAACTGAGTTCCAATAATCAAACCCTCTATTGAGGCTGACATGTTATTCTCCACGATTCTATTGGTTTTTTTCTATATTCTTCCAAATCGCGTCCCTGCAACTCTGGGATGACATTGTAATCAATGTTTCCTTTTCTGATATAGCGTGAAACCTGAACTCCGCCACCTTTGCAACTTTGATTCCCTGACATCTCAATAAGTCTTTGTTTAAGGACTTCTTCTTCTCGTTCATATTTTTCCCTCAAAGCTTTCATTTGAGCATATTCAAATGCAGTTTGATTCCATTCTAACGAATCCTTAACAATAATATCTTTATTCATTAGGGGAGGGGGATCAAAATTTCTAACTCTATCCCAGAACTCTTTTTCCATACGATAAATGGTATCAATGAAAGCATCGTTTCTCTCTATTTCAAGTACAATTCCTGTAGATCCGTCATAACAAAAGTAGAAAATGCTTTGCAGGCCCGCTACTGCCATTTGATGCTGAAGCTGGGCATTGTAATGGGATGGCACTTTTCCGCTAACAGCAAGCTTATATGTGGCTTCTCCGGGGCATTTCAGCTCCACGGCTGACTTTCCGTCTTCACTTACTCCATCCATAGAGGCCATCATGTAACTAACTTCAGGGTGA